AATCCTTTGTTGCATATACTCTTGGACATGAGGCAATCGCAAAGTCTTACTGGCTGTCACTCTTCCTGATTCGCCATCAGCATATCCTGCTTCTTTGCTTGCTTTAACTACACTACATCCTGTCGCTACAATCGTATCAACTAAGGCCATCTGTTTTTTGGTTAACTTTCTTTGTGTAAGCATAAACACCCCCTTACCCCCTCTTTATGGAACAACTGAATATCACTTGTCAAGGGCTTTTATAACCTACTGTTTATAAAGGATTTATCGTGGTGGTTTCCATCATGCGTGTGCCATACCTAGTCGGAATTGCAAGAGTTCCCCTACAACCTAAGGCATCAGTCTCTGAGTCGCTAAGAGTGCGACTCAGATACTGTGCAACGGATAGTAGCCCAACCTCTTCCCCTCATGCAATTCCTTTGTATGCATGGCAGTTTAATTCTTATAAAGACATGAATAACGTAGAATCGGTGAGCAATGGGATTGACCCATTCACACCGATCAAAAGATCTGAAGATCGCCCAGATCTCTTGACTCTTCATGCGACAATATCCCTCTCTACGCACACTCCCTTTACTCTGCGAGGCACACGTTGGGAAAGCATGCTCCTGATATTATACCATACCACTAAAGGGGGTCGCTTCACCCCGTTTCGATAATCATGTTGTGATGGATATTTGTTTCGCTCCATCAGCTTCGCTGATTAAACCCCTTGAGTGGCATGGACGAGTAAGGGTGTAGCTTTCCCAAAGTGTTTGGGATTGTAACTTAAACATATCTAACATAGGAGATAATGATATGACAAAAACTAAACTAAATACATTCAATGATATTTCAACAATCATACTAAACGAAATACCTGATTCATTATTCAATGACGTCAATAACTACCTTATCGACAGACCAATGAATGCTGATGGTACTAAACGTCAATCAACTGAACAAGGTGAGAGAATGGAAAATCCAAAATACAATCTCGACTTGTTCTTAATGATTGGTGGCATTACAGTATCATGTGCTTATTCTCTTAAATCTGCCAAAGATTACTTGGATAAGACACAGTATACATACAATCAAGATGTCGAAAGATTCAGCCAAGACGAGGTACGTGGTTCATATGTTGAGATTGCTTACATGGTAGCTCAAGATAAATACGAGATCTGTAAGAAAATGTATGACCAATTTGCGAACTTGTTTGAATCAGTCATGGGGTATGGTTGGGCGACCGAAAATGGTAAGGTACAACCTAACTATGGTATAGATTGGTTTCAAAATAAGAAACAATACAAACTAGCCAAACAACCAATGCCTACTGTTACTACAAAGAAAGTAACTGCAAAAGACAGAGCACTTGGTGTAGCCTAAACAACAATCGAGGTAGGGGTTTTATACTTCTACCTCATAACATAGGAAAGAGATTATGAAATATATAGAACGATTAAACAATGGTGACATAGATAATATGAAGTATAAACATTATGGTAAACTTCATAAACACTGTAAATCTACACGTGATTATTGGAGTGAGAATATGTCAAGAGCTATATATCTTTGGAATAAACGTGGTGTAATGAGAATGTACAAAGACTACAGAAGAACATATGACCTATCTACATCAGCCATGTTAGTAAGAGAATTTGCATGGGATATGTGGGTAAAATCTAAACTGAGGAGTAGGGCTTAGGCTCTACTTTTCTTTTTATTTTTTGCAGACGTGAAGATTTCTCTCGCCATGCGAGGCTCGACAAATCTGCGAGTCGGGTCTCGCACACCCTGCAAACTACAGCCATCTTTGGTGGCAACAACTGGAGGCTCGTCAACCTGAGCGTGTAATAGCTTGTCGTGGAAAAATACCACGATGGTTTTGAATTGAATTTAGAAAACGGAGAACGAATATGATTTACATTTCATGTATAATATTAGGAACAGTAGGCATATTATTATCATTGATATATGCTTATGAATGGTCAGGTGCAGACCCATATGTATTTAATTTTGTAGTCGCTTATACTATTAGCATTGCAACATTACATCATGGCTTGTACCACACAAGAAAAGTAATAAGGAGGAAATGATGAACAAGAAGTACATCAAACTACACATAGATAATGCCAGTGATACTGGCTACAGGAACAAGCACTGCATCAATATGATGCTAGAGTTTGTGTTGTCTACTGCATTGTTTTGTATCGTAGGATACGTACTGTATGTAGTATGGCATATATTTTAACGATTCAATATGGAGGACAATATGAATCACATGACAAAGACAGGACTAGAAAGACTAACTGCAGATCATTGGGAAGACTATGCTTTCCCAATAGAAACTGTACCGATCAAAGCTAACGTACATGATGATCCATCAGGTGACATACCAATACCTGATCGTGTTGCACTGATACGATCCGATACTAATGAGTATCTAGCAACACACTCATTGCAGTACAGACCAGTGTTACATCAAGATGTAGTGATGCCTGTAATGAATATCCTTGATCGTATATCTAAGAACTATCATGTTAATGTACGTATGCATGACAATGGTGCATTGATGGTAGCCAAGTTTACTTGCAAAGATATCTTGATAGAAGATCCATCACTCAATGATTACATTGCTTATCAGATAACATTACGTAACTCATACAATGGTATGTGGTCAGTCATGATTAATGCGTATGGCTTGCGTATGTTCTGCATGAATGAATGTACTACACCTGATAAGATTGCTAACTTCAAACTCAAACACAATGGTATCTTCAACTATAACTTTGAGCATCTTGAACATTCACTTGATGTGTTTCGTAATAGTGAAGCCAAGTACAAAGCATGGCATAAGCAAAGTGTAGCAGATACTGTAGCAACTATGTTGTTTGAAAAGATATGTTACTCAGCAAGACCAACAATAGATGGTAAACACTACAACGCAACGCAGGTATACAATCTTGAAAGACTATGGTCACAATACAAAAGCGAGATGGGTCGCACAGTATGGAGTCTGTACAATACAGTAACACACTGGGCATCACACCCAACAGAAGTATCACGACCAGAGAAGACTAAGGTTGAACGTAACAATGCGTTCACTAAATACTTACAACACAACAACAATATATTTATTGACACACAGGAGGTAATCAATGTCTAATCAATATTACGAACAACTATTAGAACAAACATATGAGAAAGTAGCTGATATGTCTGTTGATAAGTTCATGTCTATGTGTGAAGAATATAACATGGAAGTATCAATAATAGATAGTTTGGCACAAGAACTAACATACAAACTAGTGGAGGCTAGAAGCGAATGATTACATACTCAACAAAAGAACTTAAGTTATGCACAGAGTTTTCTCGTGTATCAACACCTGAGAATTACAGATCTATGTATGAACATTTGGTTGAGGTTGCAAGACCTAATGCCAATGAGAACGCAGAGGTTTGGGTAAACAAAATGACAGTCAAGACTACAAAGATGTGGGAGAAATGCAATGCAGATCAGCTTGATGACTCACATGAATTGTGGCTTGATGAACAATTACGCAAACAGTATATGGCTGTATAAGTATTCAATCTAACAAGCCGAAAGGTCACAGTCTTTAAACGGCCTATAGTCTATCCTGTAAGCTGACATTTAGTTCACTTGTGATGACAGATAGGTAGATATTGTTAGAGAGAAGCTGCTTACTAGTGCAATCATTTAGTCCTCCTATCCTATATGATTGATGGCCCACTAGTAAGTAGCATTAATTAATGGGGGATAATAGGGAGGGTTACCCCCCTTTTTATGGAGTATAATATGGACAAACTTTTAGAACAAAGACGACAAGGTTATCTTGCCTACTTCAAAGATGGAGTAGCTGATGGATTAATGTATGGCGAAAGAGATGAAACAAAAACGTTTTCAACTTATTATAAACAAGGTTATGATTATGGTTTGACTTTGTATGAACAACAAAACAATCAGCCAAATGAAGTAATCTATAAAACATGGGAGCAAAGAAATGGAAGAAAGATTTGAAGATATATCACCAGAGCTAGATGAACTTGATCGTGCAGGTCATGTAAAGATACAGAGCTATTATGATTTTTATCAGGCAATGCTATTCTATCCTGAAAGAACTGATAAGCTACAACCTGCAGGTATGAATTCGACTGATAGAAATTATCGGTACTGATGACACCTGAACAAAGGTATCAGTACAATAAAATAATAGACACACTTATCAAGCAAAGAAAAGATCAAGGCCTTACTATAGAAAAGTTAGCTATGAATATAGGTACTGATACAAAAACTCTTGGTGATTGGGAGAGAAAAAATAAAGAGCCAAGACTATTTAACTTGTTGTGTTGGTGCGAGGCATTGCAAGTTTACTTAACTGCAACACTTAATGATGGAGAGTTCTAATGAAGTATGATTCAGATGCAATAGATGTATGTTGTGAAGAAATACTAGGACATACTAACTGGGCATATGCAGATAAATCTGACTATGAAAAAATAATGAGCAGACGCAATGGAGATCATCCCAATAGTGATAGGATACATTCTATTGTTGTCTTCTATAATGATGATGTTTCAGATGCCCAGTAAAAGCAAAATCAAAGGTAACTACCACGAGAATTGGTTTGTAAAACTATTCACTTCATGGAAGTTACCTGTAAAAAAAGTACCACTATCAGGTAGTCTTGGTGGTGAGCATACTGGTGACATCAAGCTAGTAATCAATGGCAAAGAATATGTTGTTGAGATTAAGTATAGATCTGTTGATGGATTCCCTAATCCTTTCAAGGTGTTAGAGAATAGGGATCTTGCTATATACAAACGTAAGAATGGTGACCCTAAATGGGTAGCTATAATTCCAGATAAAATATTTAAGGAGGTAATAAAATGATATGCGTAATATGCCACAAAGATATTGAACCTGATCGTGATGCTGATGGAAATATCTATTGGACAGAGGGTAACAATGCACAGCCAGTAGGTGAGGGTAGGTGTTGTAATAAGTGCAACATTGATATTGTAGTACCTATGAGGTTTGCAGAAATAGATATCAAAATGTCGGAGAAAAAATGAAATACTTAACTGAAGATTGGCAACCAAGCTCAACAATTAAACAACAACTACTGGAGGTAGATCACAATGAAGAAACTAAATACTTTAAATACTTCAATATCAGAAATCAAGTCAGACGAGAAGACTGGGATAATGAATATAAAAAATGGTGTGCAAGATCAAAGACTCGCAGACTTAGTTCTAACGCAGCAAAAAGAAATAACACCAAGCAGAGCAACAACACTAACAGTTTCTTTGCTAGAGTCCATGCTGAACTGCGTAATAAGTGAATCAGTTACAGCAGAATATGATTTCAAAAGATGGGTGCTACCACGTGGAAACATATTCAGTGGCACTATCGAAGAACAAAAAGAACAGCACAGAAAAACTATTGGCTTGATGAAGAAGCTAATGGTTTGTGCCGATCAATCAACTATTGAGAACTGGATCATGGAAGTCTTGGTTTGTACTACTGCACAAGCAAGACTAACAGAAGCAGACTTGGCTTTGAAGTGCAGGGTGTATGCTAACAAACTGTCGCATATTCCTGCTGACATACTCAAGGCTGCGTGTGATGAGGTATGTAGAACCAGTACATTCTTTCCATCACTAGCTGAGTTCATTAAATATACAGACAAATCTTACATAAGACGTGTGCAATTAGTAGATAATATACTCAGTAAAATAGAAACTTACTCAGATAAAAACGATCATAATAATTATTTAAGTGCTTGATTTATTTAGTAAAATAGATTAGGCTGATAGCAACTAACTTAAGAACGTGGAGGTCAATATGGAAGTTAGCACAATCAACCCTACCCAATCACCACACATTGAAGACTTTATTCGTGGCTCAGACATGATTGATATTATGAATGGGAACTGGAATAAGTTATGGAGAATCAAGAAAGGTTTGCAAGGCAGACCTGATTTGTCTTTCCAATTCAATGTGCAACTTGGATTAGCTACAGAAGATTTCAATATCAAATGGGCTGAAGATAATTATATGCTGAAGTTTAACAAGCAAGCCAAACGACAATTACAATATGGCTTAATTAAACTTACAGGTACACTTGATGGTTTCTCAGGTACTAACTCTGAAGATAAGATTGAATACATTGGTATCGAGTGCAAGCATACATACTCCTACAATACTATGGATAAGATGCTTGAATATTATATGCCACAACTACAATTCTATATATGGATTGCGAAACTCAACAAGATAATATTCTCTGTTATCTTTGGTAATCAATGGAAAGCAGTAGAGGTATACCCATCAGAAGAATACTTAGATGG